AGGAGATAAACGATGGCACTAACAGAAGAAACAGTACAAGACAAAATAGAGATCGTAGGCGACTTCAAGCACGTTCAGGTGCGTACAGCCACGGTCATCAAGCGTGACGGTGTAGAGATCAGCCGATCATTCTCACGCCATGTCGTTGCACCTAACGATGACATCACAGGTGAAAGCTCACAGGTTCAAGCTATCTGTGCGGCAGTACACACAGACGAAGTTAAAGCAGCCTATGCTGCACATCTAGCAGCACAGGAGGTATAATCAATGGCTGTAAATTATACTTGGAGTATTCCAACAGTAGAACGTAACTTATCAGACGGTGGCATCACTGTAATCCACTGGCGCTGCACAGGCGTAGACGGTGATTACTCAGCGTCATCCTACGGCACAACAGGCCACTCACCAGATGCGGATGCAGAGGGTTTCATTGCTTACGACAGTGTAACGGAAGCTAACTGTATCGCATGGGCGCAAGCTCAAGTCGGTCAGGAAGATGTTGAGGCGGCGATTGCTGCTAAGATTGAAGCTGACAAAAACCCAACCAGCGCAGCGGGAGTGCCGTGGGCCGCTGAATAACTTAGAAAGGAAATCAACATGACTGAAGAAAAAAAGGTTGTGATTGACGATGTAGAATACACAGAAAGCCAACTATCCGACGAAGCAAAGGCTTGCATAAATCATATCGGATCATTGGATAGCAAGATTGCATCAGCAGAATTTAACCTGACGCAATTAAGAGTTGGACGTGATGCGTTTATGGCGCGTCTTAAAGATCAATTGGAAGCCGCATAATGTCACGCACTCTATCAGGCATAGTTGAAACAAGTCTTAATGATCAAGTCATAAACCCATTCTTTGCAGTGGAGTTAGACTTTGATGATGGCACTTTCACTGCGGCTGATGGAACAGTAAATGAACGTATTCTCAGACTTTGGACAGGCTATGGTGAACTTGTCTATGAGGGAGATACATACTATGGCACAGGCAACCTGTTAAACATATCAAGCGTCGAAGAGACTGCAGAAATAGCCGCTAAGGGTATCACTTTAACTTTGAGTGGTGTTCCTAGCGAAGTTATCTCTTTGGCGCTTACAGAGCCTTATCAGGGACGTCTGTGCAAAGTATATTTTGGGGTATTTACTGTTGGTGAATTATTAGATCAGAGTTCTACAACTACCTCTAAGAATTATATACTTCAACAAGATGGTGGGCTTATACAGTTAGAAGAGGCTCTAACAAGTTTGACTGAGGTGTTTATAGGTTATATGGATCAGATGAATATTAATGAGGGTCCAGAATCAAGTACAATTGAATTACATGCAGAAAACAAGCTCATTGATTTAGAGAGAGCCAGAGTTGGGCGCTTTACATCAGAATATCAAAAATCAATTTATCCAACCGACAAGGGTTTTGACTTTGTAGAGAGCCTACAAGAACAGAAATTAGTCTGGGGTCGCGCTGGTGTTTAGCTACCAACAAGAACACTTACGTGTTGTAGAAGATAATATACACCTTCCTCAAAGTGATTGGGAAGAGATAGAACATGCAAAAGATGTTCGTAAGTTTGACCCTGATTGGGAAGCTCTTTATGAATTAGAAAAAGCTGGTATATTAAAGGTATTTACGGTTAGACATAATGAAAAGCTGGTTGGTTACTTTGGTGCTGTTGTTACCCCTAGTCTGCACTGTAAAGGTCTCCTACAAGCCTATGATGATGCAATTTTCTTGCACCGTGACTATAGAAGAGGTTTTACGGGTTATAAACTATTTAAGTTTGCAGAGAAGTGTTTAAAAGAAGATGGTGTTAAAGTGTTGCTTGTCACTACAACTGAGAGAAATCCCATAGGCCCACTTATGAAAAGACTAGGCTACAGTAAGACCCAAACCACTTACGAAAAGGTTTTGTAAGATGGCGGCAACAGTAGGTGCGTATATATTAGGACAAACGCTTGCTACCAGTGGTACTGCTTTCTTTGTTCAATACGCTGTGGGTTATTTAGCTACGACTGCTTTAACAAGTGCTGCGCTTTATGCACTTATGCCGAAACCTGATATTGCAGAGCCTAGCTCTAATTCCGCTAATAGGGGTTATCAAATTTCCACTAGGGCGGCTGCTGCAAATCATCAGGTTGTATATGGTCAGACAAAAGTAGGTGGCGCTGTTGTATATGATGATGTCTCTGGTGTAAACAACAAGGTACTACACAGAGTAATTGCATTCACTGGACATGAGATTGAAGAGTTTACCACATTTTATTTTAATAATGAGGCTTTAACCCTTACAACAGATACTGATGGTAATGGGGATACATACTACAAGCCCACTCAAGCAACTGGTCCGTCAGGTGCTGTTCATACAAGATATAATGATTTTACAAGGATATACTTTCGTAAAGGTGGCTCAGAGAATAATACAGCAATTGCAAACCTGATTTCTGAGGGTGATGGTTGGACACAAGATCACAAGCTGCAAGGTGTAGCCTATGCTTATATTAGACTAGCTTTTGATTCTGACTCTTTTCCTAACGGTGTACCAGAGATGTCATGTCTCATTAAGGGTAAAAAAGTTTATGACCCTCGTACATCCACTACAGCTTGGTCTAGTAACCCTGCCCTCTGCATTAGAGACTATTTGACAAATTCAAGCTATGGTCTTGGAGAAGCATCCACTTCTATAGATGATACGCAAATAACTATTGCAGCAGATGTATGTGATTATAAAAACTATGATGTAAATGATGCTGACCCTGCATCCACTAAAACAGGCGGCATTAGATTTTCTCTAAATGGGTCTTTTACAACAGCAGTAACTCCATACTCTCAACTTATGGAAATGTTAGGTTCTATGGGTGGTATGTTGTGGTATGGTCAAGGTAGCTGGCGCATGAGAGCAGCGCATTATGTTGCTCCCACTCTTACTTTTACTGAAGATGATTTAAGATCAGCTATTAATATTTCCACTAGACATAGCAGAAGAGATAATTTTAATACTGTTAAGGGTGTATTTAGAGGACCAGCAACCAATTACCAGCCGACTGATTATGCTGAAGTGACGAATGACGCATTTCGTATAGCTGACAACAATCAAATAAGTACGTATGACTTAAACCTGCCATACACTGAGGACTTTGATATTGCACGAAGGGTTGCTTTAATAACTTTAGAAAGAAACCGTCAACAACTTACAGTGCAAGCTGAATTTGGAATGAGAGCGTTTCAAGCACAGGTTGGGGACATAGTTAGGCTGACAAACGCAAGGTTAGGTTTCTCTAATAAAGAATTTGAGGTTATGCAGTGGTCCTTTGGACTAAAGGGTGATAATGATTTAACAGTTTCCCTAACGCTCAGAGAAATATCTGAAAGCGTATTTGATGACATATCTGATGGTCAAATCTATGAGCGTGATAACACAAACCTTCTCAGCCCCTTTGAAGTACCACCTGTGGCTATTGCGGCTGCGAACCAATATGGTGGGGAGTTTAAAGTTGTAAGTGAGAAGTTATTACGTGAGTTACAACTTGATGTCACTGCTGCTGATCCTTCTAGGATTGATCGCGTAGAGGTACAATATAGGCCAGCAAGCACTGGCGATTATCTAAACATTGGCACAGGTGGTCTTGGTAGATACAGCGTCCTTGATTTAGACGAAGGCAATTATGACGCCAGAGTAAGAGGCATTAATACTTTTGGTGTTAAAGGCGAATATAGCTACTTATTAAATTTCTTGTTGCAGCCTTTAGATAATCCACCAGCGGATGTTGATAGTAATACTTTCGTCTTTGAAATCTCGCAGGGTACAATATTCTTGCAATGGCAAGCTATCTCTGACCTTGATCTATCTTATTATCAAATCAAATATTCATCAGACTTAACCACAGCCTCTGTAAGTGATGGAAATACCTTATGGGGTGGTAACTCAAATATTCTTGTGCAGCGCGTTGGTAGGCCAGCAACAAATATCTCTGTGCCAGCTAGGTCTGGAACTTATCTGATAAAAGCCTATGACAAAGCTGGCAATGAAAGTGATAATGTCGGTTATGTTTTAGTCCCCGCTTCTGCCCTTCCTGTTCTTGGAAATACCATTACACAAACAGAGCATTCAGCGTTTGTTGGAAATACTGGAATAAGCAATTCAAATATTCAAGTTGACACTGCTCCAAGCCCCGATGAGCTAAGAATAAATGATACCTCTGGTGCAACTCCTGCTGGCATTTATTACTATGGCGGGGCTTTAAGTGGCTCACAAACAGCTTCAAGTGCAGATTACATAGATGTTGGAACAGTTAGAACAGTAACAACAAGCGGCTCTGTCACATTTGCGCGGCATATAGATTATTCTTCTGTATTTGATAATATTCCGCAGAATTGGGATACATGGCCTGACACATTTGATGATTGGACGAATGAAGACGCTGGGTTTGGGGACTTTTCAACAGCAATACAAGTCAGAGCAACAAATGATGATCCAGCTTCATCGCCCACTTGGGGGGCATGGGCTGATGCTCTTGGACAACAGGTGGTTGGACGTGGCTTCCAATTTAGGGTAAAGTTGGATGCAACCAATACTGAAGTGTCGCCTAAAATAACGGAACTCACAGGAACAATAGGTTACTAGATGTCACAAAATAGCTTAACAATCGGCAACGTCTCAGCCAGTGCTGCGAGAACTGCAATCAACAATGCCTTTGATACTTTAAAGACGCTACACTCTGGCGCTACTGCACCATCAAGCCCAAGTGCTTATATGTTGTGGTTTGAGACAGATACAAACAAATTACAAATTTATGATGGCGCTCAATGGATTGTAATAGGCGAAATGGATGCTGCTAATAATATTTTCCACCCTATCATTGGTAACTGGAAACTGGATTTATCAGGCAATGATCTTACATTTGCTTATAATGGAACAGCTATGATGAAGCTCACTTCTACTGGCGCATTAACTACTGTTGGCGATATTACTGCATTTGGGACGATCTAAATGGCGATTGCTTCCACAGGCTCTATTTCTATGTCTACGATCCAGACAGAATTTGGAGGCTCTAATCCTATTTCTATCTCTGAATATTATCGCAGTAACACTTACGAAAATAATGTAAGCGGTAATAACACTGGCGTTCCTCAGTCTGGCACAATTAAACTTAGCCAGTTTCGTGGCACAGCCCTTGCACGATATATCACTTATAAATTGCTTGGCGCTGGCGGTGGTGGTGGCTACGGCGTAGAAAATGGTAGTGGGTCAGGTACAGCAGGTTCTGGCGGCAATAGCACTCTGACCTTTGATAGCACTACCGTTACTGCAACAGGTGGTTCTGGCGGTGGTAATGGTGATACATATTATACCTCTGATAACACGGCTGGACAGAATGCAGACACTTCTCAAGGATATTCGGAAAACTTTGGTACATCTGGTGGATCTACTCCATACAATCAAAATGCTGCTGCTGGATCAGGTTTTGCTGCTGGGGGATCAGGTGGTGGCGGTGATCAGCCTTCAGATTATGATAGCTCTGGAAACCGTGGATCAGGTGGCACTGCTGGACAAGAAAAGGGTGGGTCTTCTTATGTAAATGTGGGCGTTTCTATGGGTTATAGTCTAGGCTCTGGTGGTGCAGGTGGGCAATCTTTTCATGATGGTGCAGACGGTCGTGGTGGGTACGTCAAGCTCATTTCTAATGGTTCTCAGGTTGTCGCTACTGGCACAAGCGGAAGTTATACGGTGGTCTAATGCATTGGGTTGTCAAATTCGCTAAATACTCTAATTGCTTGAACACGATGAGCTTTACGGTTTATCCTTTTGTGCAAGAGCTTGTGTTTAGTTGCAGAGATAGTCAATTAAGCGTTTGTGTTGTATTTACAGACATGGGCGCACTGCAAGACATTATTGGCAATGTTCCACCTGAATTGCAGTTGGCAACAACAAATCGCTATGGCGTCGATTTGGAAAGTATAGAAACAAGTAAACTTAGGTTATATTGTGATGGTCAGTCTAATGACGAAATGCTACGCAGTTATGCCTACAATGAATCTAAGCAATTAATTGAAAGTAAAATATATAAGCGCAGTACAGGACAATATCCTATTCTGATAGATCGTTATAACCCAGATGGAATTATCATAAGCTCCGACGAACCTGAGTATAGTGGAAGTAGAGAACTTTGGACTGGTCCCTCAGATCTAATAGATACTGCAGAGGGTCACGATGTTATCTACTTAAGGAAACAAAATACAGATCAGTGCTATATGCGGATTATGAAATAGGGTATAAGAATGGAATACGATTTACTTTGGACTGCTGGATTAACTGCCCTATTGAGTTTGTTAGGTTGGGCCTGTAGGAACATGTATTCTGAAGTACAGAGAATACAGGTCCTTCTTAATAAAACAAGAGAAGAAATAGCTAAAGAATATGTCACTAGAGCAGAAGCCCAAAGTGACATGAATAGAATAATAGACCGACTAGAAGCACTCGACGCCAAACTGGATAGGATAATTGAGCGTCGATGATAGATCCCATAACGGCGATTTCAGCCGCCACCGCTGCTTTCGGATACCTCAAGAAAGGTATAGCCGTTGGCAAAGATCTGCAGGATATGGGAGGTCAACTCTCTAAGTGGGCTGGTGCAATAGCCGATTTAGATTTTGCTGATCGTCAAAACCAGAAACCCCCTTGGTATAAGGCTCTTGGTGGGGGAGTAGAAGCCCAAGCTATGGAAATCTTTGCAGCCAAGCAGAAGGCTGCTTCCATGAGACAGGAGCTAAAAGACTACATATCGGTCATGTATGGCCCATCAAAATGGCAAGAAATACTAGAAATAGAAGCAGATCTACGTAAACAAAAGCGAGAACACGAACACAGACGCATGGAAATAAAACAAGCCATAATAGAATGGACTGTAGGTACTATTGTGTTTGTTGTTCTTATAGGTGGTCTTGTAGGGTTTGTATGGTTGGCTAATCAATGACTGTAGATTTAGGATTACTTGGTTATTTACCATTACCTATGATGCCCTTTGATAAGGTACAACCTCTCCCTAATAAGAAAGAACGTATTGTAGAAGAAAGCCACAAATCTGTTGATAGAAAAGCAGAAGACTACAAATATGAAACAGCCTACGCATATCACCCGCACAACCAAGCTAAATACGAAACAGGACAAATAGTGGACTTTGTAGTAGCATGAAAATAACACCAGAATGGTTAGACAAGTGGCGCATATGGCCTCGCATGATCCTCACACTTTACGGGATTGCTTTTTATAACACAACAACTTGGTTTATGGCTCTCCCTGATCCTTCAAACGCTCAAGCAGGATTCGTTAGCGTAATCGTGGGGGCTGGGGCAGGTTTCTATGGAATATATGTAAATGGTAAAGCACCTTCTGGTGGTAGCAACTCTAGCTCTAAGTAGTTGTGGACCCCTCTCTTATCTTAATCCTTTAAGCAATAGTGGAGGCCCTACTGTTAATGCAAACGTCTTGGCGGGAAAAGAAAACACACAACAAGTGGTCGCACAACAAAATAGACAAGATGCTGGTAGGGACATCATTACGACAGAGAAGGAAGTCGAGGCCGAAAACGTCGAGACGATTAAGATATCAAACACAAACATACCAATCTGGGTCATCCTCTTGCTTGTGCTTGGGTGGCTATTGCCAACACCAACAAGTATTGCAATCTGGTTTGGGAACCTATTCACTTCAATCTTTCAAAGGAAGAAATCCGATGACATTTAAACTTGGCGCTAGAAGCGAAGAAAGGCTGCTAGGCGTAGATGAAACACTTGTAGATATTGTGCAACGTGCCATTTCTCTGACTAAGCAAGACTTCTCAGTAATTTGTGGTAGAAGAACCAAACAGGAGCAAGAAGCCCTAGTTGCTAAAGGTGCATCACAGACTATGAAAAGTAAGCATCTTGAAGGTAAAGCTGTAGACCTTATGGCTTATGTGGCTGGATCTGGTGGTCGTTGGGAGCTTAATCTCTATGATGAAATTGCAGACGCTATGGCAGAAGCTGCCGCTGACTTAGGTGTTACTAATTTGCGTTGGGGGGCTGCATGGCACATAGATGATCTAGCCTCTTGGTGGGAAAATAACAACACCGCAGAAGATGCCATGAATGCCTATGTAGACCTAAGACGATCTCAGGGTAAGAGACCATTCATAGACGCTCCACATTTTGAGCTTACATAAAAAGAGAGGCCCCGCAAGGGGCCTTTTTTGTGTTTAGCTTTACGATATAGTTTTGGCTTTTTCTTATCAGGAACTACCTTAGACCTATACTTAGGTTGCCTGAGATCCTTAGCCATTGGGTTAGGCTTCCTCATCTTTGTCTCTCCAGTTTATACATCGAAAGTCAGCTATTACCCAACCCTGTTCATAAAAATGTTTAGCGCCTACTTGCACTGACATGTGACACAGTTCCTCTGTGGGATGTATTCTAGGGTCTATTGATGCTTGACATAAACCCTCACTCAAACAAACAAGTAGAATTGCGCTCCACATTTTAACTTCCTTCCATCTCTTCTATTAGCCTATTTAGATACCATTGTGCCTTCTTTAAGTCTTCTAGTGGTTTTCCCTTATATCTGTAGCGATGCAGGTATTTTTTTATATTCCCTTCAAGATAGCCCATAAACATCATAACATCCATGTTATCCTTTAGATATTCAATGCACTCTATTTTACCTTCGCCGTAGTGTGGTGGGTGATTAACAACATCAGACATGTTTTACCTCGTATTTTGCATGTTCTTGTATAAAATCTAAGGGGAGAATGGTCATAAGGTCGCCTCTGTTTGGTCGGGTATGCAACCCCCACTCTCCCCTAAAGTAATCCACACACTTGTCTCTGACAATGTTTATGATAGTTTCTGGGTTTACAAGATAAAAGAAGTCTTCTGCCTTAACTGCAATGTACCTTGCTATATCGTTTGGTACACCCCAACCATCTACCGATTTCCACTCTGGGGGTCTCTTAACAGTTCTGAGTTCCCACCAAATTGTGTTGTCAACAGGTCCATGCCTATACTTTCTCTTTGCCGCTTTTACATCAACATGACCAAACTCTTTGTCTAATATGTCCCAATGCTCAAAGATATTCTCATCTTTTGTTGCTTTACGGATGAAGTTATCCCCCCGTAGGGAGATAAACTCTTGTTCTGCTGCAGTGCCTTCATAAACTGATTTTGCGTTTTTTCTCATGTGATGTCTACAATCTCACATACGTCACCAGAACAGGCCATTGTTTGCATACTCACTGTGTTGTCCTCTTGCTCATAGTCGGATAGTTTAGACCAATCAATCTTCTTTGGCATAAGTGATAGTAGCATTTCATAATCTGATTTACCACACTCTTGATAGGGTGCTTGTTGATAAGAGTGGTCAGTGTGTGGCAAGAACGACACACCAGACATTTCATCAAAGTGTTCATACACAAATGCCCCTACAGCCATCCATTCAGAATCACGCACAGATATTGTTACGCTAGGCTTATGCTCACACCAATGCCTCTGGTAGATCAACCACATTTCTAGTTGTTCAATGGCAGTCATGTCATTACGTGTAACTGCACCATTGGGTGATTTCATAGGGAAGCTGAACACTGTTGTTGTATCACCCTTAAACACACATGGTTCATGTGGGATCTTTTGATCCTTCATAAATTGTGTCAATGGGTCTTTATTATCCCCACGTACAGTACGGATATAATATGGAGAATGACGAGCGTGGATGCCACTTGCGGAGTCAACCAACTGCGAGACTGTTCCTGATGGTTTAACGCAGCTAATCGCAGCAGAGGGCGGTATGTCAAGACGACTAGCCCATTCAGCATTAGTAGAGATAGCGACATTTCTAAGATGCTCCAAAGTTTTGTCCAGACCTTTATTCTTTGTGGTCAGAAGACGGTTATCCATTATGCCTGTGAGTGACACACCAAGCAGACGCTCTTCTTCTGTGTTTCGCTGCCACACCTTTCGCAGATAGGGGAAGTGCGTATAAGAGCTTTGGATGGTGCCAAGGATCGTAGCAATCTTAACCTTTCTCTCAAGGTCTTCCACACTGTCTGTAGAACGTACAACACATTCTGTAAGGTTGCAGAACTCATAAGGGCGCAAGATGATTTCACTACACGGGTTAGTCCCAAAATGATACTCTGGATCTCGTCTACCATTTTTTGCAGCTTGTTTCTTAGATGCTTCACGGTTGAATACTCCACGTTCACCTGACTTACTTTCCACTAGGGCGGTCCATTCACGCATAAATGTTTCCATGTCTGGACGTTCAGTATATGCAACACTGTTGTTAGCCAAGGCACGGTGCGCTGCAGTCTCCCACCATTGACCTGACTTAGCATGACGCATACGATCATCTGATAGGTTAGATAGGCTGATCATTGCTGACCTACGTACACCACCTACAACAACAATCTGACCGATGAAGCACATAAGATCATGACACTCAACACTAGATAACTTACGTCCCTTTGCATTCTTGAATGTCTGTACAGTGAAGTTGAATAGTTCAACTAAGGGCGCTGGACCTGATGCTCTACCACCAAAAGTCTTAAGCCTTGCCCCTGCAGGACGAACCTTAGATACATCCCATCTTGGAATCTCACCAGCCCAAAGGAGTGCCAAAAGTTGCCTAAATGCTTTAGCCCAACCTTCCTTGCTATCTCTGACTACGATGACAGTCTCACTATCGAACAACTCAGGTATCTCAGGGAGTTTGGATATGTATTGTCTTTCGACACTGAACCCGACACCAGTACCACAGAGGAGAATGAACATAGCTTCATCGAAGGACTTAGGGTCATCTACGGGTAGATAGCTACAGTTATATCCTGCAGTATTGTCACGCTCTAAGGCTGGACCTGCAGTCATCATTGCCCTCATAGAAGGCATAACCTCAAGGTTTAGGATGGCGTCACGTATGCTGTTGACATATGAGTCGTCACCTATCTTGGGGCGAACAACATTATCCATGTAGCGTTCTACAGTCTCTGACCAGTCCTCACGTCCCTTGCCATCAAAATATTTAGCATAACGTGACTTAGCAATAAAAGTTTGATAATCTGTTGGTAGATAGTTATTCATCTGTTGTCACCCGATCCATGTAGTTTATTTCGTTGCTTTCTGCTGTTTAGCTTCAGCATGTTTAGGTCCATCACTTTACGTAGGTTTGCATTATGCAGATTAGCCAATGCTGTAACGTAAAACAGAACATCCCCTAATTCCTGTAATATCTCTTGGTGCGAATAAGCGGTACTATCTCTAAACGTCTTCTTAATCTTCTCTGCAACCTCACCAGCTTCACCTACAAGACCTAAAGTATTCTCTACCAGACGATCTTTACCTTTGGTCATTATCATACTCTCTACAAAACTTGTGTAGCCCTCAAGGTCTTCTTGCATATCTCTGATATCTGTTTCGTTAATCATGTTATATCCTCTACAACTCTTCCGTAAAACTCTGTCGGCCCCTCTTGCTCAATATCGAACAAGTACCAACAACAGTTATCTTTCCCTTGTCCCTTACTATTCTCTATCCACTTTACTCTACCTACGCTAACCACCTTCTTGCAGTAGGTCATATAAATAGCAGACTGCTTTGTGTGCATCCAATCTGCATCAAACAACAACCAAGTCTTACAGGTGTGCATGAACTTTTCTATCATGGGGTGCAAGAGCATCCTGTCCCAAGGTGGGTTTGTTATGATGTAGGTCTCTGGGTCATATTGATCAACTTCTAACTGTAAAGCATTTGCAGGTAGAATATCACTTCGTCTTGGCTCTATGTCAGTAGCAACAAGAAGGGTGCCAGCGCCACCTGTAAGTTCGTCTATGTGGTCGATTAATCTGCCATCACCAGCACAGGGTTCGATGTATTCAAACGTGTAGGGTAAGTGCGGTATGAGAGGCTCTACAGCGGCTATGGGAGTGGGGTAAAAATCCCGTGGCCTTCTCTCATAATTACTACGTTTACCCATGCCCTTGCTCCTGTAATCAAGCATCATACATCCATGAGAGGTCTACTGATTTAACTATTGGCTCAATGCTAGTGTCAAAGTGTTTTAAATCTTTGTATGCTGCATTGAAGTCTGGATAAGGGATGTCCTGTGGCTGACTTACCATCTTTCCCTCATGCTCTACCTTGCAGGTAAGCCACACATGCTCTCCATCATCCCAAGGTCCATGTACTACACCCCATATCTTAAAGAGTTCTTGTTGTGTCATTTCTTTCCCCTTTGTTTCATAAGATGTAGATAGTCTTCCATAGGTACGATTGCAAGCCATTCCTTACGATCTCCCCGAAAAAATACGACAGGATCATAAAAACCCTGCCGAGCTTGTTCCATCCAATCGTACACTGTCTGTAAGTTCTTACGTCTTTTTACCTCTATTGTAACTGGTAAATACTTACGTGCTTTTGGACTAAGTTGTATATCTTCCCCATTCTGCCCCATAGCTGTAGACCTAACGTCATCTGGCTCAAGGTTGGGGAAGCGTTTAAGTATAGCGTCCCTAACTTCCTGTTGTCCTAGTCTCCCTTTTGCTTTACTTGAACTGGCGGTTCCCATATTTGACCTTCCTCTCTTCTTAACCACAGGAGCCTTGCGTTCTCTATCACCCTATCTACATCCCCATCATATGCCTTGACACATTCTTCAAACAACTCTTCTTCTGTGTTGCAATCCTGTAACATCTTGTTTGCTGTTGCTGGTCCTACTTTGTAAAGACCTAAAATGTTATCAGCATTATCACCAGATAAGATCTGAGAGTAAAAGAACTTCAAGCCATCGAAGTCAGATACTGTGGTAAGTGTTCCTCTAGTTAAGTTGAAATGTTGACAGGCCAATTGTAGCATGTCTTTGTCGATGGAAGCAACAATACTAGATGGGCCATATTTCGTTACTGCCTTGCCTATAAGATCATCAGCCTCTTCATTCTCACTTACGATAGCGTCATGTTCATCAACAAGATGGTTTCGTGTAGCAGTGAGGTGACGAGGCTTTTCTCTTTTGGACCTATTACCTTTATAGATAGCTGTAGTTGCTAGATCGTATCGAAAGTTCCCCTTGCCAGTAAGAAAAACTTCATAGTCATCTTTACCAGCGAAGGGGAGTGCAGTTTCATCTAACACGTATTCGATTAAGGAGTCTACTTTCTCTATAGCTTCTTGTTGTGGTTGGTCCTCTGTGGCGAAGGCTGCTCTGTAGGCGATGATGTCACCATCTATAAGCACCTTGCCAGACATCAGATATCACTCCAGACCATCTCTCCATCGTCTTTCTCAAAGGCTACAGATTTCACATATGTAAATCCTGCTGCTTGAGTTGCCTCAGAGTAAAGCCAAGCTAGATCGTTTAAAGTTTCTACGTCTTCTCTTTCGATACTTGTTTTGCCTGTGAACCCATCGTCTTTAGATTCTGATTGAAAGGTGATCTGTACTTTCATGTCATCCTACCATAAACAATTCATCATCTTCTGAGATTTTATTCTCAGGTTCATAGGCGACATGCTCAGTAACACCCACATTAAGCAAACGTACACCAGCACCATTTGAATATGTTTCAAACTGTACCTTCGCTTTCGTACCATTACCTAATGGGCCATCTTCTTCAAAGTTCCAGTATCGACGTGCATCACGTCCTTGTAGAAGGCTGACTACATTTGGCGCACCACCAAAGTCTACCTCTGTCTCTTCTCCTGTCTTACGATCAGTGAAGGTCTTAACATCTTTGATTGCACGTTTCAGACGCATAAACTTACCAATACCATATTCTGAGTTACCTTCAAGAATACGATCACTGTTCATTGGTTTCGGGTCTAAACCATCTTTAAGTAGCTGGTCAATTTGTGACTGGTCTGTAAAGTATGCGTTGACTGCATACTGACCACCCTTCTGATGAATGGCTTGGGCTGCTCTAGGTCCGTCAGGATTACCGAAGTCGGCGTTCTCAGGGAAAACTTTTGCATACTCAAGAACCATGTCCATAGTGTATTTAGTCAAGTTGTCTCTCCTTTTTAGAGTCGGTACATATATATAAGTGCTTTTTTTAAGATTTTATACATAGAATCAGTGAATTTCTGCATAATTTTTTCCGAACTGTGCGTCAATACCTAATTCTACGTTTAGTTTTAGTTTGTCGTTTAATTTGCGAATAGTCTCCTCTAGTCTGTATTTGATTGATTCTACATACCTTTCATCTACAAGTGCTATAATTTCATCGTGGAACTGTCCAATGATGTTTAGTCCAAACTCCTGACATTGAGCAACCCAATTATCAAAGCACCAAACTCCTGTGCCTTGATTGAGTGTACTGAACTTATCTTTGTCAGAACGTAAAGAGTACCACAGCTTTGATACAGGGTTCTGTACCCACATACCGCCAAGAACTTCTCTTACACGTAATTCGCTTGAGACCTTCTCTATTGACCAGTTACGCGACCAAAAGGCATCTAGTAGCTTCTGGGCATCCTTCTTACTCATACCTGTCTCACGCGCCAGCTTAGGCGCTCCTACACCATATGTGGCAGAGTAGTTTACCACCTTGTAGTTTTTACGTAGAGCTTTTAGGCTACGTTCACCAGAATTATGTTTGTCGATATCTTCTTGTGTAACAACACCAGCATGTTTAGCCAAGTCAAGGTGAGGATCAAACCCTTCCTTACTCATTTCTGCAACATAATCTGGATCATGTGGTTTCATGTAATGGCGTTTTGTTGTATCCTCTAGGGATGTCATATCTGCACCACACAACACATAACCATCAGGGGATGTTAGACAACTCCTGATCTCTTTACCAAGTGGTCTATCGACAGAGGGTAAGTTTACCAAAGGTTTCGCGTGTCTAAATCGTAGTGTGTTCGTAAAACCTGCGACAGTGGCCTGTACGTATCCGTCACGTTGGGAGACCAACATTCCTTTGAGTAAACCAATTCTATGAGTAAGAACAGACAGACCGTCCAAAATAGTAATGCTAGGCTCTTTATCAGCCAACTCCAAGACACTTTCACAAAGCTCACCGTCCTTTCTTATCTGTGGGATCTT